TCACATAGTTGGCGGAGTCTCCTCCGCCTCATTTTTTTCGATCAGGTTATAAAAATAATTGTCAATGGCCATATCTACCGCTGACTGCTGGGACTGCATGGTGTGCTGATAGACGGTTTTCATGGTGTGGTTCGTTGCCCATCCGCCCCTGGCCTGGGCGTATTTGTCCGGTATGTTCAGCGTCAGCATCACGGAGGCCGCTGTGTGGCGCAGGTCATGAAACCGGATGTCTGGCAGATCGTGCTTGCGCAGAATGGTTTTTAGGCGCTTATACATGCTCTCGCTGGAAAGCGGGACGACCCGGTCGCCTCCGCTGGAGGTCTCTTTGGCGGCTGCAAGCTTCTCCATGATGTAATCCGGCACGCTGAGGGTTCGGGTAGAGCTGGTGGTCTTGGTTCCCTTTTCTACCCAGTGGTTGTCCTTGTCACGAACCAGCGCACGCTTGATGGTGATGGTCTTGTGTCTGAAATCCACACAGCCCCAGGTCAGACCGGAGATCTCAGAGGCCCGCATACAGAGCCATAGGCCCATCAGCACCGGCAGCTCCATCACGTTTCCCTCTACCGCGCGCAGCAGCGCGGCCATTTGCTCCGGCTCCAGGATGCGCTGCTCCTTGACCTCCTTTTGGGGCAGACGGGTGCGCAGGGTCAGCGACGGGCGGTATTCCGCCAGAACCGCAGAGAGCAGGCCGTGGATATTGCGCAGGGACTTGGCCGAGCGGACGCGCTGCCTGCCCCGTTTATCCGTGTACGGTTTGGCCTCCTGATTCATGGCCTCCTGCACCATGGGCTGGGTGATCCGGTTCAGAGCGAGGGGCATGAGGCCCTTCAGGTTGTTGCGCCGGATGTTCTCATAACCCCGGATAGTGGAAGGGGAGAGAATGCCGTCCTTGCTGGAGATGTATTTCTCCATGGCCTCATCCAGCGTCATGCTGGTGGGGTCCCGGTTGACCTCTTTGTAGTGCAACTGGTATTGCAGGGCCTGATACTCCGCCTCCTTTTTCGTGTTGGCGGTGAAGGACAGGTAACGGCGCTTGCCGTCCGGCGTCTTGCTGGCGTAGAGCTGGACGCGCCAGCTCCCGGAGGGCAATTTTTTTGCGGTCGCCATGCTTGATTACCTCCCATGAGTATGATAATATGAGAGGGTGATAATGGCCGCCAAACCTTATCACCCCTATATGAGCCGTCCTCGGTGTTCCAGCGCCGGGGGCGGTTTCTCTTGCTTTCTGTCGAACGATATGCAATTCTGATTGTGGCGCTGCACAACGGCAGGCGGTTAGCCACACCTCCCGAAAGGGGGTGAGGCCCATGCGGATCACATTACATATCGGACGGTTTACCGTTACGATTATCGTGAAAAGCAGAAACCGCCACCCTGGCCGGTGACGGTTTCTTAATGGAACTATTCACTTGACCCCGGGCTAACCGCTTGTTGCAGCGCCTTTCTATATCTATTATAAACCGTCCTGTATTCTCTTGTCAAGGCCGCCGCTCTTGGGGGATTCCGGGAGCGGTATTTTTATTATCCAGGGAATACCTTAGACAGTTCAATGAAACATCCGTCCAGGACAGAAACCTTCAGTACATCATCGGGGGAGCCGAAGCTGGCCGCAGTATAGTGTCCGTCCTCCAGAACAAAGGTCTGGACGCTCTTAGCAGTTGGATCTACGATCCAATACTCACGCACACCGGCCCGCTGGTACAAGTTATATTTTACCAGCCGGTCATGGCGCTGGGTGGAGGGGGACAGAACCTCGATGATAAGGTCAGGAGCGCCCTTGCAGCCCACATCGTCCAGCTTGTCGGGATCACACACAACGGACAGGTCGGGTTCCACCAAGGTATCAACGTTCTCGGGCCGGTCGCCGGACTTCTCAAAGAGCCGGACGGCGAAAGGGGCGGCGTAGACCTCGCACTTCTTTCCGTCCAGGTAGTTGCCCAACTGGCGGCCCAACTCGCCGCTGATCTTCTGGTGGGCCCTGGAGGGAGGGGCCATCATCACCGGTGCACCGTCGATCAGTTCGATGCGCTCCTGTTCGTCCCAGGTCAGCACATCGGCCAGAGTGTAGTGGTCTTCTTTTGGGAGAGGCATAGGGGGCTCCTTTCTGCTTTAGGCATTACTTAAAATGGAAATGGAAGAACATCGTCGTCATTGTAAGCAAATAAAACCCCTTGCTCATAAAAGGTTGTTTTACTTCCACAATATGGACAGTATCGAGCATTGCCGGGAAGGGGCTCATTATGAGAGCACTGCCAGCATTCACTCGACACACTTTGATCAATCGCAGACGTACATCTATTTATGACAGGCTTTCCGCATATCATGCAAAATTCAGCATCTGCTAAATGCTCTTCATTTTTACATTGTAAGCATTCTTTTGCTTGGCCAGACTCTTTTAGTTCGGCACCTGAATATATCATTCCTGCGTCATCCTTTCCCCGATAGCAGATACTCGATGAATTGGCACCACAAATTGGGCAAAACAAGGCCCCTTCGATTTCAAAGGCGGCACCGCATTCGATGCATACTTGCTTATGTAACCCAGGATGGCATCTTTTCAGAATAGCTTTTTCGTGCTTACTTGGATTCAATGTTTTCCAGTATCTATAATCTTCGGCTCTATAATCTTTTGCAGCACTTGGAGAGATATTAAAGCGTGTAGAAATCCGTTCAACGTCAAATTCAGCTCCGGCAAGGAAGTCATCTATAAGTATAGGAGGTGCAAGTAGATTCCCTGCAAATGTGTTTGCAGCCCCCTCCAAGGCATAGTAAGTCGGATCATCAACTCCACCTCTGGAAATTTCGGTACGTTCATTATTCAAGTGTCCAAGCACAATATGTCCCAATTCATGAGCTAGTGAGAAACGAATTCTAGTTTCAGGGCGAGCCTCATTATAGAGTATCATATAGGTATCTCTATCTGGATAGTAAAAACATTTTGCGTCTAAGACAAATACTGGATCCCACTGGCTCGGATGCTTGGAAAAGACCCACGCATTATAGTCTTTCATGCTGGAAACTAGGATGGGAGCTCTTTTTTTCTTTGAAAAGAGGTCATCAAAGTTGAGTGGAAATTCATCTATTCCAGTTATATCGAGTAGAGTTTGAGACGCATTAAACGCGCGATGATATTTAATAATTTTTGAACTCATAGATCCTTTTTTTTAGAAAGCAGAAAATCAATATAATCTGCAATCTGTTCATCCTGTTCTGGGGTAATCTTGGAATCTTCCAAGCGCGCTATAGACCGTAATTTGCTTTTTGGGCGCTCACCCTCTTGGGTGGGCGCTTTTTCTGTTGTCGTACCAGCTAGATAGTCTAAAGAGCAACCGAAATATTCACAGAGAGCTGTGAGGTTTTCAGCTTTTACTTCTTTGCCTTCTAGCCAATTAGATATAGTGCTCGTGTGAACGTGGATTTCTCGTGCAAGTCTAGAATTACTTAGCCCTCTGTTATCCATAAGTTTCTTTAGATTTTGTGCAATGTTCATAATCTTCACCTGTCTAATTTATTAGATATTTCGAGCACAAATGTCTTGTGCATTAGACAGATGAGGCTTATAATAAGCACATAAAGTCTAATGCAATAGATAGTATGAATGTTCTGGGAAGAACTATATACAGTCTAGCACATTAGACTAAAGATGTAAAGGAGTTGGAGGTGAAAAAATGAGCTATGCAACAAATTTGTGTGACTTGATGCAAAGCCGAGGCATCAGTTCATACAAATTGGCGAAAGAGGTCGGTGTTCATGTCTCAACTGTCACTAACTGGAAAGACGGCAGTAATCCGAAAATTGAGCACGTGAAAAAGGTCGCCGACTACTTTGGCGTAACCGTGGACGAGCTTCTTTCTGAGAAGGATACCACAAGCGAAGCCCGATAAGCCGGACTATTGGAAGGGAGAGCAAAATGGAAAACGAACTCGAAATCAAACGGGTGCCCTTTATGGGCGCAGAACTCATGGCGGCCCGTGATACCGACGGCCAGATTTGGGCAGGGGTCAAATGGATATGTAATGGCCTTGGCCTATCTAGAGGACAGGCAAATGGGGAAATTGTCAAAGTCCAGAACGACGAGGTGTTGCAAGAAGGTTGCACGAAATTTCATGCAGGGGTGTTTGACCCGGTGCACGCGACGATTGCCCTCAAGCTGGACTTCATCCCTCTCTGGCTGGCGAAGATCGCCATCACGCCAACGATGAAAGAAGAACGCCCGGAACTGGCGGAGACCTTGAAACAATACCAACTCCAAGCGAAGGACATCCTAGCCGCCGCCTTCCTCCCCGTAAACTCCGTTCCTGCTCTGGACACGTTGTCCCCTGAGCTCCGGCTCCTGATCAATTTGGAGTTGAAGCAGAAGGAGCAGGACAAGGCGATCGAGGCGGTGAACCAGAAGGTCGATGGTATCCGCGATGTGGTGGTGCTCAATCCCAACTCCTGGCGAGAGGAGTGCCGGCGGCTGCTGGCGAAGGTAGCACAGTTCAGGGGCGGCGGTGGAGCCTATCAGGAGGTCAACGCCGAAGTGTTCCAGCTCGTGGATGAGCGGGCAAGGGTCTCACTGGAGACTAGGCTGACCAACAAGCGCCGCCGGATGGCGGACGAGGGTGTCTGCAAGTCCAAGAGGGACAGGCTCAATAAGGTGGACGTGATCGCCGATGACGCGAAGCTGGTTGAGATTTACATCGCTATCGTCAAGGAAATGGCCGTGAAGTACGGGGTGACCGTTGGCAAGGAGGTCTGACCCATGCCGAAACTTCGAGACACCCCAAAAACCCGCATGGACAGGGCCTTCATGGCCGCCCTGCGGTATGGGCAGGCCATGCGCGGGGAGACAGACAAGGACACCATGCGGCTGATGCCCAAATCTACCGCCACCTATTACAAGCGCTTGCACAATCTGGATGGCTTTACCCGGGAGGAGCTGCGCATCCTCATCCCCCGGTACTTCAACGACCGCCAGCTCTGCGATGCCTTCGGTGTCGAGTACCACGGGGGCACGCCGGAGCTGAAAGGGGACTCGTCCAATGCCTAAGACCCGCAACGAGCGCCGCCTACGGCGTAAAAGCACCATCGAGGGGTGTATCTTCCTGGTCATCCTGTTCGTGGTTCCCTGGGCCGTCCCGGGTCTGGTGGAGGCGATTCTGTGATCCGGTCAAATTCGCAATCGCTTGCGGATTTGCGCAAGAAAAAAAGACCGCCGGTGCTGCAACACCAAGCGGCCCAAAGGGAAAAGAAAAGTTGATCCGCCCTTATTTTAGAGGGCTTGAAGGAGATTGTCAAGTATGAGTAGCTACATAATTCCAGATTCCATTACGCCGCGGCCCATAAAGCCCGGCAGGGCCACGGTGGAGACCATCGAGGCGATCATGGCCGATAGGCCGTGCGCCCTTCTACCGGTCGCCGGGGACTGTTTGGAGGGCGTGGACGTAGTAGATGGAGGCTGGGTGGCAGTGGATTTCACCCGGCGGCCTGCGCCCCCCAGGTACAGGAGCAAGGGTGGCGACGGAAGCTTCGATCTCTGCCTCTGCTATGCCACGTTCCCCGGAGCGCTTGGCCCTATGGTCATGTATAAGGAGTATCAGGGCGTATGGGGCCCCTGGCAGATGGTGGGCACTCGATATAAGTCAATGTGGGAAGGTGGCAAGCTGCGCCTCAACTGCGGCATGGTGGCAAAGCGTATCTTCGGCGTGATTGTGGCCTCCTACGACCAGGACGGGCGGCTTCTGTGGCAGAGGAACCCCGAGGAGTTTCCCAAGGAGCTGGGCGCAGCGCCAACCATTCGCGGTGATGTAGGGCCGTACCAGGGGGTGAGAGCATGAACCACCCTTTGAACAAGGAGCAGGTCGAGGTTCTGTTTGAACGGGAAACCGTGCTGATGGGGACGGAAAACCGCGTTCCAATCTACCGGGCATTGGCCCTATTCGGACAAGATGCCGTCAATTACGGCAAAAAATTGGACGAAAGATTGGATGTCAGAAGGCTAGTACATCACTCCAACGGATATGTCCTTGGCTTTATAATAGCGTCTTTGACCCTGCGAGGCTTTCAGGATGCCGCCAGTTTCTATAACGTTCAGCTGCTGAGAAAGGAAGCATCATGAATCCTATAACAGAACCAGTCAAAATCACCAGCTTGGAGCTGGAGAATGTGAAGCGCATCCGGGCATGCGCTATTACCCCCACACAGAACGGGCTTACGGTGATCGGCGGCCGGAACAACCAGGGGAAGACCTCTGTCCTGGACGCGATCGCCTGGGCGCTGGGCGGGGACCGCCACCGCCCATCCCAGGCGGTACGGGAAGGCTCAGCCATTCCGCCCCGTCTTTGCGTCAAGCTATCCAACGGTCTTGTCGTGGAGCGCACAGGGAAGAACAGCGACTTAAAGGTCACGGACACGGAAGGGCGGCGTGCCGGGCAGCAGCTGCTCAATGAATTTGTGGAGCAGCTCGCGCTCGATCTGCCTAAATTCATGCAGGCAAGTGCGAAGGAAAAGGCCGGAATCTTGCTGGAAGTTATCGGTGTAGAGGATCAGCTCACAGAGTTAGACCGGAAAGAGACTTCCCTTTACAACGACCGTCTGGCGATTGGCCGGATTGCCGACCAAAAAGCCAAGCACGCCAAAGAGATCACCGGATACCCGGAGGCCCCAATGGAGCCGGTTTCCGCCTATGATCTGATTCAACGGCAGCAGGACATCCTTGCCAGAAACGGCGAGAACCAGCGGAAGCGGCAGCGGGCCGCGCAGCTGGAGGCTCAGAGAGACAGCCTGCGCCGGCAGCTGGACGAACTGCAAGCGAAGTATGAAGCCGTTTGTGGCGACTGTGAAATTGCGCGCCGTGACGCCCTGGATCTTCTGGATGAATCTACGGAGGAGCTGGAGGCCGATATCCGCAATGTGGAGGCAATCAACATCAAGGTCCGCGCCAACCAGGAAAAGGCCCGCGCTGAAGAGGAAGCCAGAGACTACCAAAACCAGTATGATACCCTGACTTCCGAAATTGAGGACATCCGCCAGAAGAAGCGCGACCTTCTTCTGGGGGCAAACCTCCCCCTTCCCGGCCTGAGCGTGGAAGACGGGGAGCTCGTCTACATGGGACAGCCCTGGGACTGCATGAGCGGCAGCGACCAGCTGAAGGTATCCGCCGCCATCGTGCGGGCCATCAAGCCACAGTGCGGCTTCGTCCTCCTGGACAAGCTGGAACAGATGGACCCTGATACCCTTCGGGAGTTCGGGGCCTGGATGGAGGCAGAGGGCCTGCAGGGGATTGCCACGAGAGTCTCCACGGATGGGACGTGCAGCATCCTTATCGAGGATGGATATGCGAAGGAGGGGGATGGGCCAGCCCCAGCCCCCGCGGCATGGAAAGCGGGTGAGTTTTAAATGAGGCAGTTAAAGATTATACCGGGTAAGCTGGGCGGAGCCATGAAGGTTGTGATTTACGGCCCGGAAGGGATCGGGAAATCTACCCTTGCCGCCAAGTTCCCCCGGCCCCTGTTCATCGACACGGAGGGAAGCACCCGGCACATGGACGTGCAGAGGACAGAGCGCCCCACCAGCTGGGCCATGCTCCTGGAGCTGGTCCGCTGCATCAAAGCAGACCCTGGCTTGTGCTCCACACTGGTAATTGATACGGCGGACTGGGCGGAGCAGCTGTGCATCACCAGTATCTGTGACAGCAAGCGCATCTCCGGGATTGAAGACATGGGATACGGCAAGGGCTACGTCTATGTGGCCGAGGAGTTCGGGCGGCTCCTGAACCTCCTGGAGGAGGCCGTGGACAACGGCATCCACGTGGTGCTGACGGCCCACGCTATGATGCGGAAATTTGAACAGCCGGACGAGATGGGCGCGTATGACCGGTGGGAGCTGAAGCTGCAAAAGAAGACGGCCGCCCTGGTCAAGGAGTGGGCCGACCTGCTCCTGTTCGCCAACTATAAGACCTTGTCCGTAGCGGTCGACGACAAGGGGAAGAAGTTCAAGCCCCAGGGCGGCCGGCGCGTCATGTTCACAACCCATCATCCCTGCTGGGACGCAAAGAACCGGCTGGGCCTTCCGGAGGAGCTGCCTTTGGAGTTCGCTCCATTGGCTCCATATTTTGACGCGGCCGCTGTCTCCGCCCCCACCACTGCCCCGGCTCCCGCACCCGCTCCGCCTGCGGAAGCTGCGCCCAACCCCGCGGACACCTCTCCCACGGCACCGGAACAGCCAGCACCCCAAACGGACAACGCACAGGAGCTCAAGACGAAAACGTCAACCCTGAAAGCTCTACAGGACCTGATGGCACAGGGCGGTGTATTGGACTATGAGGTCAAGGCCGCGGTCGCCGCGAAGGGGTATTTCCCCGAGGATATGCCCATAGAGGATTATCCCGATGATTTTATCAAGGGAGTGCTGATCGGGGCCTGGAGGCAGGTGCACGAGTGGATCGAAAAGAACCGGGCGCCCCTGCCGTTTTAACTTCACATTACAGGGGGAGTGCCGGAGCCGGCATCCCCCCTTACTTATCAAATCAAAAAGGAGCTTGAGAAAATGAGCGAATATGACTCTTCTTTCCGTGAATTTGGCTGGGATGACGAAATCCAAAATGACAGCACCCCATTTGAGGTCTTGCCGGAGGGTGACTACCGCTTCCGTGTGGAGAAGTTTGAGCGGGGCCGGCATAGCGGCAGTGAAAAGATCCCGCCCTGCAACAAGGCGATCCTGACGCTCTCAGTGAATGACGGCGCTCACAGCGGAACCGTCCAGACCAACCTGTTCCTGTTCAGCCGCTTCGAGTGGAAGCTGTGCCAGTTCTTCACCGCGATTGGCCAGCGCCGCCACGGTGAGGCGATCCGGATGAACTGGAGCCTTGTGCCGGGTGCCATCGGCACCTGTCATGTGGGGACACGCAAATGGATGGGCAACGACGGCAAGGAACATGAAGGGAATGAGATCACAGAATTTTATGACCCGGAGGAGGCCCCGGACATCTCGGAAAAGCAGGTGGACAGCCAGCCGGCGCCTGGGCAGGGCGCGGGGGCGGGTGCCTCCTGGGATGCCGGTAGGTTCTGATGGAACTGCGTCCATACCAACAGGAGGCCAGGACGGCGGTCGAACAGGACTGGTCGGACGGCTTTCATAAAACGCTCCTGGTTCTGCCCACCGGGTGCGGGAAGACAATCGTGTTCTGCAAGATTGTGGAGGACATGGTGCGCCAGGGCGGGCGGTGCCTGATCCTGGCCCACCGGGGCGAACTGCTGGAACAGGCGGCAGACAAGCTGCTGACCGCCACAGGGCTGCGCTGCGCGGTGGAAAAGGCGGAGGAGTCCTGCCTGGACAGCTGGTACCGGGTGACCGTCGGATCCGTGCAGACCCTCATGCGGGAGAAGCGCCTCCAGCAGTTCCCCACCGATTTTTTCAACGTGATAGTGGTGGATGAAGCCCACCATGTCCTGGCTGACAGCTACCAGAGGGTTCTGGAACATTTCCCCGCGGCAAAGGTCCTGGGGGTAACCGCAACCCCTGACCGTGGGGATATGCGCAATCTGGGCCAGTATTTTGAGCATCTGGCTTATGAATACTCCCTGCCGCGCGCCATCAAGGAGGGCTATTTGAGCCCCATCAAGGCAGTAACCATCCCCCTGAAGCTGGATCTGACCGGCGTGGGGGTTCAGGCAGGGGACTTCAAAAACAGCGACCTGGACACCACGCTCGATCCCTATCTCCACCAGATCGCCAGGGAAATGCGTACCTATTGCGCCCAGCGCAAGACCGTGGTGTTCCTCCCCCTGGTGCGGACTTCTCAAAAGTTCCGGGACATCCTGGAGCAGGAGGGGTTCCGGGCCGCCGAGGTCAACGGCAGCAGTGAAGACCGTGCGGAAGTCCTTCGGGACTTCAACGACGGGAAGTATAACGTGCTCTGCAACTCTATGTTGCTGACAGAGGGGTGGGACTGCCCTTCGATTGACTGTGTGGTTGTCCTGCGGCCTACCAAAATACGCTCCCTGTACTGCCAGATGGTGGGGCGGGGAACCAGGACAGCCCCGGGGAAGGACCATCTGCTCCTGCTGGATTTCCTGTGGCACACAGAGCGCCATGAGCTGTGCCACCCGGCGAGCCTGATCTGCGAGAGCCTAGAGGTCGCCCAGCGGATGACTGAGGCCCTGGAGGACGCCGCCGGCTGCCCCGTAGACATTGAGGAGGCCGAGGAGAGGGCCGAGTCCGACGTGGTAGCCCAGCGGGAAGAGGCCCTTGCGAAGCAGCTGGCGGAGATGAGGAGCCGCAAGCGGAAGCTGGTGGATCCCCTGCAATTTGAGATGAGTATCCAGGCCGAAGACCTCGCCGGATATGTTCCGTCGTTTGGATGGGAGATGTCCCCGCCGTCTGATAAGCAGGTGCAGAGCCTGGAAAAGTGGGGGATCCGTCCGGACGAAATTGAGTGCGCCGGGAAGGCGTCCCTGCTCCTGGACCGCCTGGCGAAACGGCGTTCGGAGGGGCTTACAACTCCGAAGCAGATCCGCTGCCTGGAGCAGAGAGGCTTCCGCCATGTGGGGCAATGGCGATTTGAAGAGGCCAGCCATATGATTGACCGCATCGCGTCCCAGGGTTGGAAGACCCCAGCCGGCGTAACCCCGTCGGCCTATGTCCCGGTGAGCATGGGAGGATAGTATGGATAGTATCGGCAAGGGGCTGGATCCCCTGGAGGCATTGGAACATATTGACCCGGCCGGCCTGAATTACCAGGAGTGGCTGACTGTGGGTATGGGGCTGAAGGAGGCGGGGTGTCCCGCCTCCTTCTGGGAAGATTGGAGCCGCCGCGACCCGGCGCGCTATCATGCGGGCGAGTGCCTGCGGAAGTGGGAAACCTTTCACGGCGCGTCCGGCGGTACACCTGTGGCCGCCGGCACGGTATTCAAGATGGCCCTGGACCGCGGCTGGCGGCCCACTCAGGAGAGCGCCCCCGGCCACATGTTGGATTGGGAGGACACCATCAACACCAGGGACGACGGCGGCGCCATCGTGGACCGCGCATGGCTGGAGGGCAAAGAGGTCCAGGAGCCCACAGACTGGCATCCCGCGAAAGACCTCATTACTTATTTGACGGTTCTCTTTGACCCATCC